GCGACTGGCAGTTGGGTCTGTGACTGTTAAAGTAGTTACATTAGAGTCTATTGTAGACCCTGAAAATTCCATATCTCCATATAAATAAACATTGTCAGTTAAAAGCTTATTCAAGTAGGGGTTGAATGCAAGTTTATTGAAATAACCATCTCTATCTTGCACAGCATATACCTGAGTGTTTCCAGAACCACTAGAACTTGAGAATAACACTGGAAAATAATAATTAGTGTCGCCGCTGTCACCAACGTAAAATGTCGAGGCTTCAACATTAGTTAGATTGCTACCGTCAATAGCTGGTAAGGTTCCTGTTAAATCTCCTGCGTCAAATGTTTGGGTTGCAGCAAAAGTAATGTCACCTGTCATAGTGCCGCCAGCTTTAGGGAGCGCTGCATCAGCAGTAGTTCCTTGTGCGGCAGTAGCATAGTCAGAGCTATCAAACGATTTTACTTGGGCAAGGTTTGTTACCTCACTATCCATCAAAGCACCAGCAGCCGTGACATTAGCTGTGTCAGTTACATCTGCACCAGCTTCTATGCCGCTCAGTTTAGTGTTTAATGCGCTTGTAAAGTTTATTTCAGTTAGACCGCCATCGCCAACAGAATATGTTGTGTTTGTATCAGTCCAAGGAACATTAACAAACATTTGCTCACTGGATAACTCAACAGGATAGTTCTTTCCGTTTTCAGTGTAGCCAACTTTAACACCACCACGCACAGATGATGTAGCTAAAGGCAATGAGTAGTTGTTTGCACTTGCAGCAACACCATCTAGCTTTGTCTTATCTGTTGATGACATCAAGCCATTCGCTGAAGTAGTGGCTACGTCATTGAAAGCAATAGTACCTGTGGCATCTGGAAAGGTTATTGTCCTATCGGCTGTAGGCTCTGTAACTCGAAGCGTCGTTTCATAGGCATCTGCTGTGTTCCCTTCAAAACGAATACGATCTCCAAACGATCCATTAATAGAAACAAGTCCGTGTAACTCCGTGGAACCGTTAGATAATTTTAATCTATCTTCACTGTTTGTTTGTAAAACAATATCCCCGCCAACACCATCTACATTTATAGTAAAGTTATCACCACTTACAGTAGAAAGAGTGGTATCAGCAAGACTGCCTGAAATAGTAAGCCCAGCAAACTCAGGACTTGCTGTAGTGCTTATATCTTGGACAGTAGAAAATGTAGTACCGTCAAGAGACATACCTGTGCCAGCACTATATACGGCTGTCTCAGCGATAACTGTAAATGTGATGTTAGTAGTACCAAACGTAATAGTACCGCTAGTGTTCATCACATATAGTTCACCAGCACCTGTGTCACCTTCTTTGACAAAGAATGCATCACCCTCACCCATAGCATCTGGGTCTGAGGCACCATAGCTGTCTGCGTCTGTGGCACGAGTAATTACCCAGTTCGTAGAAGCTGAACCTGTGTTAGTTACAGTGTAGATACCATTGTGCGCTGCGTTAGTTTGGTTATACACAAGTACACGATCACTAGTAGACAGCGTAACACCATCAATAACAAGTGCGGCTTGTGTGCCTGAGTTAGTAAGTGTAGCACCTACGCCAGACGTACCATTGTCATACGTAGCAGTAAGTGCGCTGGGAGCTTCAACACGTACAGGTGTGTGGTAGTGAATACCTGCTGCAGCAATCGTATCAACGTACTCTTTTGTTGCGGCTCCGAATGCGGTAGTGGGATCAGCATTCAGGATAAGGTTACCTGTCATAGTACCACCTGATTTAGGTAGTGCTGCGTCTGCAGTAGCTCCCTGTGCTGCTGTAGCATAGTCGCTGCTGTCGAATGCTTTTACCTGAGCGAGATTAGTAACCTCACTGTCCATTAGAGCACCAGCCGCTGTGACATTTGTAGTGTCTGTTACATCAGCAGCAGCTTCAATACCTGAAAGTTTAGTTTGCTCTGCGTTAGTAAATGCATTGGTATTACTGTTACTTTCATAAGCTGTTTTAATTTCTGCTGCTGTCTGATCAGCAGTCGCACCACTTTCAATGCCATCTAGTTTAGTACCGTCTGCAGATATGTCTCTACCATCTACTGTACCTGTTACAGTAATATCTGCAAACGTAATATCTTCACCCGCTACAACAGCTTTACTTGCAGGGTATGAGATAAATATATCTTTACCACCACTGCTAAAGTTAACAGCAGAAGTGCCGTTAGAGCCAGCATAGACAGTTGTACGTGTCAGGGTATTACCTGTGTTAAACGTACCTAGTCCTACTTCCCACTCATCTACGCCCGACTCTTTAGTTACAATGGCATAAAATGTTGTATCGCCATTTGACATAACACTTTGGAATGTGTCAAACGTTTCGGAAGAGCCGCCTAAAGATACATCACCTGTACCTGTAATAGTCGTAGACTCTTTGATACGATCCTTGAGAATTAATGCCATTGCTTATGCCTTAGTTTAGCTAATACGGATTACTGCGCTAGAAGAATCATTAGTTGGGAATACAATAGTAAAATCACCTGCTGTTGATGTTACTGTACTACCAAAGTCAAAAACTGCAATAGCCTTGTTGCTAGCACTACTATTGTAGATAATAGCACCATCAGCAGAGATAGTCAAATTACTGAATACTTCGTCTGCAAAATCAACGTAAGCCACACCACCAGAAAGACTAACAGTAGGGCTATCTAGTGCCTGACCACCTGCAGTGTAGTTAGTACCTGTAGCCTCATCTGCGTTACCTGTAACGTCAGAATAGTTTGTTGTAGCAGCACCATAGGTTCCTGATGGTGTAGCTTTAATCAAGGCAACTTTTAATGTGTGGTTGTCTAAATCATGCTCACCCTGCAGTAATTCCTGTTTAAAGCTGTTACACATTGCTGTAGTAATTGCCATGAGTATATCCTCTTTTTAAAGCACAAAGGGGCCAGTACTTGACCAGCCCCAAAGTTTATGCTAATTAAGCAGCGTTGTAACGTGCTGTTACTAGTGCTTCTGGACGTAGAATCTTGCGACCATATAGGTGCATACCACGAACGATGTCAGCAAATGAATCAGGGTCACGGTAGTTCTCAACTTTGTTGATTTGCTCCGCTGAAGCTACTGATTCGTCCTGACCAGCTACGATCACCCCGTAGTTGTCGTCCTGCGCCGTAGTACCTGAAGTACCTGCGCCTGTACCCGCTGAAGGAAGATTGTTTGAAACATAAACACGGAAGCCGTGTAGGTTGTTCAAGATCAAGCCATTCATTAGGCCAGTTCCACCCCAATCCGCTTGCAATACGCGGCTGTCTTCGTCTTTTAGGATTTCCATAAAGACTGGATCGACAACCAACCAACGTCCACGTGAGTCAACGTTTGCTGTGTCCATCTGACGTGCCATACGTGCAACAACAGTCAAAGGTGAAGTTGTTGTAGTTGACAAGGATGTCGCGCCTGGAAGACGTGCTGCTAGTGGGATAGAGTCACCTGTACCGCCTGAGTCAGCAGTTGTGATGTGACCAATATCACCAATAGTTAGGTGGTTCGCAGTTAGGAATTCACCTGTTAGGTTGCCAGCAGTGTCGTGCTGTGCGTCACCTGATGTAGATGTCAAAAGAACACCTGCTGTTGAGTGACCTGACAAGTAAGACAATACGTCTGCGTCCATTGCGTCAGCCATTTTGTATGCTGCACGGTCTGCAGCTAGGCTAACATAATCAACGTTTGCGAACTGGTCTTCGATGTCATCCATTTTGAATGCGAAGTAGTTTGCTTTGTCGATTGTTAGAGAGAAGTCTTCATCGTTTAGCTTCTCAACAGAAATAGCTGTGTGACGCTCAAGAGCGTTAACAGTTACGTCTGGTTCTTTTTGAATACGAACAACATCGCCTTGGTTAGCAATCTCACCAAAGTAAGAGTTGTTTGTAATCGCGTTTACAACAGCCGCCTTGCGTAGAGCGATCTGTGCTTGTTTGGAGTAAATGATCGGTGAAAAGTTACCGTCAAAACCTCCGCTTGCGGAAGTAATAGCCATAGTTAATTCTCCTTTTAGATAGATATGGCGTGAGGATTAGACACTACATATCCACAATAAAAGAGGCCAACATCTTCGGGTAGTCCTTTCGGGGCCGTATCTGTTTGGGTAGTTCTTTGTGTGGCTAGTGCTTGTTAAAAGCATACACACTTTTTGTGTTGTGTATATGCTATAGTTTTATTCACGGACTAAAGAATGTCAATTACTTTCTTGTAATATCGTAAATAAACTTACCTGAGCGTTGTGCTTCCATGATCTCGTCAGCACGTTTCTCATATTCTTTGATAGACATTTTCTTTACTGCAGATTCACTTAAGTAACTTGATGTGTCGTCTACTTCTGGTGGCGCTGAGCGTTTACTCTTTACAGAGCTTGCAGCGTCTTTGTCTGCAGTATTAACTTTCTTAGTAGTAATACCTTTGTCTGCTTTATACAGATCAATTACACGTGAGACAGATTTAGCATCGTCAGTGTTTTCATACAAGGCATCTTGAACCCACTTAGGTTGATCTTCTGCCCATGTATGGAATGCATCATCTTCACGTATCTTCATGAAGTCTGGATGCATCTGTGTTAACTCAGCTTCAGCTTTCTCGCGTTTAGCTGTAGCGCGTAGCTCTTCGATCTCTGCTAGACGTGCATCTAAGTTAGACGCTTTCTTATCTGCTTCTTTAGCTGCAATAGCTTCTACAATGCCAGCGATGTCAGGGTATTGTTTAGCCCAAGCTTCAATCTCTTCGTCAGACTTGGGTAGTACAAGCTCGTTCTTGGTAGCAGCTTCTAGTTGCTTTTCTAGTTTTTCGAGTTGAGCTTTATACTCTGCATCTTTTTCTTGCATGTGCTTACGGATATCACCGTAGCGTTTCTTGAAGGACTTTTCTTCTGCACTCAGTTCAGAATCATCTTCTTGTGCTTCAGTTTTGGGTTCTTCTTTTTGTTTGGTACCACTCTCTGCCTGTACTGGTTCTGGCGTAGGCTCTTCGCTATCGGGTTCAGCTTCAACAGCTTCTTCTTCTGTTTCATCTGTTTCACCACGTGCTTGCTTTTTAAGAGCTTCTAGTTCAGCCATATCTGCATCAATACGTGCTTGATTGCGTAGGTGGGGTGCTGCGTTGATAACTTCTGTTTTAATATCAACTTGTTCGGCTTGTGACATATTGTTCTCCTTTATGTTGGGGCCGCCGTAGCGGGTAAGCCATTATAGTTATTACGGATTATTTCTTTTTCTTAGAAGCTAAGCCGCCTTTCTTAAATCCACGGTAAACGCCTTTTTGTATATCTGATACTGCGCTTTCTACTTTTTCTGCTTCTTCTTGTGCTTGTTGAACAGCACCTTCTGATGCACCTCTATCTCTCATAGATTGTATTACAGATTCTGTGCCTGAGTCAGAGTAAGAAACAGATGACGCTCTAGCTGCCCGTGCCTGTGCGTCACGTTGACGTGCCGCTTCTTCTGCAGCAGCTTTTTCTTCAGCTTCACGTTTCTTACGAGCTTTGCTTTCTTGAGCGCGTTGATATTCATCTCTAGCGAACTGTTCAGGAGGGGCTATCTTATTAGCCATTTCCTCTACGGAAAGATCCAGTAAGCCTTCAGGTGCAGCAGTCGTTGGTAGAGTTACACTAGCAGGTGTAACCTCTGGTGTGTAAGTTTTTACTTTGAAACCTTCTATTATTTGTTTTAGGAAGTTTGGCTTCTCTGCTTCGTGCTGCTCTAGAAGTCCTGTAACTTTTTCACGCTCTTGTGCGGTAAGGGTTGTAGATTCTAGTCTTCGCTTTAGTTCATTACCTATTCGTCCATTCTGATCTTTCAAAGCTAACTTAATAGCTACGCCCATGATTGGGTTAATAGCTCCAAAGGCTAGTGCTGCAGCATTACCTTTAGGTGAGGCTTGATCATCGACCATAGAAGATAGTTCGTCTAAAGTAAGCTCTTCATAGTTTATAGCCTCTGGAGGTTCTATATCAGGACCATCATCGTTATCATCTGAATAAACGGGCTGTGCAGCAGGAGCTTGTGCTACTGTACCACTTGGTGTTACTGTTTCTCCAGACTCTACTACATCTGTTTCTTCTAAGAAGTAACCTTCAGGAATAGGTGTGACAGGATCACCGTTAATAAACATAACCATCAAGACGTTGCCATCTTCATTAACATATTTACGCATCTCTACACTAGATGCAGTAGCGCCTAAGCCTATACCTTCTGCTCCTAAACCTAAAGCGCCTAACGGATCGTCAGGACTTCCAGCAGTAATCATGCCACGTCTAGCAACATCACCACCTTCATCCATTTCTATTACTTCAATAACTTCTAGGTCTTCTAAATCAAATGGCAGATCGTCTTCAGGCTCTACAATCTCCATACCATTCATAGGCTCTCCACCTATACGGCCTTGGGCATCCATCTCTTCAAAGCCCATCTTAGCTTGCATACGTAGGTCTTCAAAAAACTTAACGCCGTAGTAACGAACAACGTCAGCGGGTACCACGTATTCACCTTCGCTTAATTGCGCTGGGATGTCGTCACGCACCTCTTCAGGTAGCGATCCTGGTGGTACATCATTACCAGACACAGGGTCTTTCTCTGCGCGGCTGGATTTGAATACCGCTTCCATTTCGTTTTCAACCACCATTTACAGTCTCCCTGAGTAGCTTTAGTTTACGCAGTTGTGTTACGGCACCCTGCGCCCTATAGAATATGGCTGGCTCTGTAGCCTGTTCCATTATTTTGTGTTGTAAATAGATAAGATCATCTAGATGTTCATTAAGAGCGTCTACAAAATCTTTATCATTAACCCATTGCTTGAGGTTCATTACCAGTGAATCCTTGTTCTCCTGGGACAGGCGCTGTGCCTATACCCATTTGTGATCCTCCACCTCCAGATGTATCCGCAACACTTTGTGGTCCCTGTCCCTCTGGACCTGCTACGCCTTGCTCAGGTGTAGGTGCTGGTGCTTGGAAACCTTTGAGAATCTCTGCTTGGATAGCAGCATCTGCCATAGAGTTAGTAACCTTATCTGGGTCAAGGTCCATGCTCTTAGCAATCTCACGTATAATATAATCCATTTTAGCAAAAGGTGCAAGCACTGGATTCTGTGCCACTTGTAAAAACTGCATTAGGCGCTGGGAGCGTACTTCATTAGCCATCAAGCTCTCAGTACCAGATGCGTTAATTTCTAAGTCACCACGAATAGATTCATCAAAGTCGAACTGCATGTTGAAAGCAAAGAATGCTTTACCTAGAGGACGAACCAAGTAATCATCAACGTTTTTAACAACAGTACGAATAGAACCATTAGCAGCAGACATAAGCATACTAATACCACTCGCAGTACGACCAACACCCGATACGCCTGTTTGACCATGCGCGAAAGACGGGAAGCCAGTACTTTCATCTGCTAATACCCTC